TAGGGATGTAGTTCTCAGTCGCCATCGCGTCCTTTCGTCAGGTCAGGACGCCGGGGCCTTTCCGACGGCACGCAGGAGCACCTCGTTGTGCTGTTGCTCCGGCGACTTCGTCTCACCCGGCGTTTCGCGCACGCCCCCGTCGAACGACGGCGTGTGCTTGGCCTGCGACGCAAGCAGCTTCACGAGCTCGTCGGCACTCGACTCGATCTCCTCGCGGGTCGTGCCCTTGAGGAAGTCGGCGGCGGACAGGTCGAGCTTCCGTTCCGACGCCACGCGGTAGCGCAGCAGCGTCGACTCGGCCGCCTCGGCGCGCTGGCTGAGGCCTTGCTTCTCCTCGGTCAGCCGCTCGGTGTCCGTCTTCTCTCGTCCCGTCAGTCGCTCGAGCTCCGTCTCGGCCTTCCGGGCGCGCGTGCGCGCGTCGGTCGCCTCGCGGCGGAGCTGCTTGACGTACGCCTCGTCGAACGTCTTTGGCTCCTCGGGCTCCTGGCCCTCGGGTGCCTCGTTCGGGTCGGGCTCCTGGCCCTCGGCGCGGGGCTCCGGCGGCACCTGGCCGTCCGGGGCGCCCTTGGGCTGAGGCTCCTGGCCTTCTTCGCCCACGGTCCCTCCTTACTTCGGGGGTGCTGGTGGCGCGGCCGCCGGTGCGGCGGGCGCGGGCTTGACGGCACCGGGCGCGTTCTCCGGGACGGAGACGGTCTCGCGCATGATCGGTGCGGAAGTCTGAGCGGCGGGAGGATGCGCCAGGTTGTAGGCCTCCATGTCGGCGATCTGGGCGGGCGTGTAGCCGAGCTCGCGCCAGAGCACCGGGCGCGGCACGCCGACCGCCTGCTTCTCGGTCGCGGCCTTGGCGAGCAGGTCGATCGGCGTCCGCTCCGGGTCGCCCCAGAGCGCCTCGCACTCGGCCGCCTCGACCTCGGCGCGTCCGCTCGCCTGCAGCGCGAGCGCCATCGCCTCCTCCCAGGCATCCGAGAAGAAGAGGATCTTCGACTTGCACTTCGAGACGAGCCCGGCCTCGGCCGCGACCAGGGCGTCGCCCGAGGCGTTCACGATCTGGCCGAGCAGGTAGTGCGGCGGCGTGCGCGTCTGCGCGGCCAGGTGCATGACGAACATCTCGACCGCCTTGCGGAACGTCTCGAGGTCGGTCTGCGGCAGGTCGTAGACCTTCGCGTCCTTGTTCTCGAACGTCCAGAGCCGCGACATCGCCGACTCGACCTGCGCCTTGGAGATCGGCCGGCCCGTCTCCGGGTCGCGCGGCACCTCGACGCCGGTCAGCACGCGCTGGCGGAACGCCCCGTACTCGGAGGCGACCACCATGTCGGTGCAGAGCTTGTTGATCGCGTTCTGGAGCGGGATCGCCGGCTTCAGGTCGGACTGGCCGCCCGAGCGGAGGCCCGGCTTGTTCTCGAGCGGCACGAGCGAGACGACGCCGAGCGAGTTGGTGCCGCCGTCGCCGGTCGCCTTCCAGTCGGGTTGCGTGGCGAGCCCGGTCGTCGGCACCTCGGCCTTGAACTTCTCGATCAGCTCGGGCAGGTAGATGTTCGCGTAGAGGAAGCCGTCCTCGCCCAGCCAGCGCTTGATCCCGGCCAGGCGCTTGCGCGGGTCGCCCGGGTCGCGGGCGAGCGCCACCTGCGAGGGGTGCTCGACGGTGATCCGCGGCTCGCCCTCGTTCGGGTCGACGAGCAGGTAGGCGCGGCCGCACTTGCCCGCCTCGGTGTGCGCGACGACGCTCATCGAGTCGAGCGCGTTCTTCTGCCAGATCTTCCAGGCGTCCTCGTCGGCGGCCTCGCCGAAGCGGAAGCCGACGATGTGCAGCCGCTCGACCGGCGCGTCGACGACGATCTCGCACCAGTTGTCGGCGAAGGCCGAGAACAGGTTGCCGAAGGCCTCGCGGTACTTCGAGGTCGCAAAGAGCAGCGGGTGCTTGCCGGCGTAGTAGTCCTCGTAGGTCGTCACCTCGGCCTGCGCGCTGTCGAGGCGGTTCGAGAGCAGCGCCAGCCAGTCGAGCGCGGTCCGCTCGGCGTTCGGCTTCGCCCGCGCGGCGTCAAATGTGACCGTCATAGGAAGGCATACCCCTTGTTCTCGTCCATTCCGCCCGCGATCGCGTCGTTGCGCGCCTCGTAGGCGAGCACGCTCGAGATCGCCGCGTCGATCCGGTCGTTCCAGGCCCGGCCCTTGGCGAGGATGTAGCCGCCGCGCGCCTCGCGGAGCTGCGCGGCGAGCATGTGCGCGGTCAACCGCTCATCGACCACGTGGTCGATCTTGCCGCTCGCGTGGTCGGTGCGGAAGCGCTCGATCGCCGCCATGAAGCGCGCCCTGTTCGTCCAATACTTCGTCACCGGGTCCTCGCCCCACATGCGCGCCCAGGCCTCGATCTCGGACTGCCAGAGCGGCGGATCGAAGTAGCCGCGGACGACCTTGTAGTCGTCCATCGCGCGCGCGATCGCCGCCTCGACCGCGCCGCCCGGGACCTCCCACTCCGCGCCGCCGCCCGGGTGCTCCCAGACGTCGAGCAGCTCGATCGCGCCGTCCGAGATGCGGCAGGCGACGAGCGCCGTCGAGTCGGAGTAGCGCGAGCCGTCGAAGCCGAGCGTGATCCGCTCGCCGGGCGCGAAGGGCTGCTCGAGCTCGTGCTCGTACCAGGCTGCTGCGTCCATCCAGCGCATGTCGGCCGAGAGCCAGATCCCGCAGGCGAGCCGCGCCCACTGCCAGGACATCATCGAGGGGCTGTTGTGGCGCTGCGAGAGCAGGTCGATGCTCTGCCAGCTCGCCGGGTTCACCTGCTTGACGAGCTGCATGTCGTGCACGTCGTCGTCGTCGTCGAGCGCCCACTCGTGGAGGGCGAAGGAGGCGTCGTCGGCGTGCGCGTACAGGTAGCGGCCCTCGCGCGTCGACGGCAGCTTGTGCGCGGCCGCCCGGATCACCCCGAGCGGCGTCCCCTCGTGCTCGCCGGCGGTCGAGATGCCGACGAGCTGCCCGTCGCGCGGCCCGAGGCCGTCGCGGAAGACGCCGTAGAGGTCCGGCTTCTTGTGCCGGCCGAGCTCGTCGACGAGCGCGAGCGTCGGGATCACGCCGTCGGCGGTGTCGACGTCGGCGGCCAGGACGCGGATCCGCCCGGCGTCGCGCTTGGAGCGGATCTCGCGGTAGCCACGGCGGGCAACAAGGCGCTGCTGCAGGCCCTCGTTGCGGCGCAGGAAGCCGTCGGCCTGGTCGAACATGATCGAGGCCTGGTCGCGCGAGGCGGCTCCGATCACGCAGTCGGCGTCCGGCGTCGACATCACGTGGTAGAGCGCGAGCGCGGCCAGGAGCGTCGTCTTGCCGTTCTTCTTCGGGATCAGGACGAGCGTCTCGCGGATCCCGTTGAAGTAGTCGCCGACGATCAGGCGCTGGAACGGCTCGAGCCCGAACGGCTTGCCCTGCGAGAGCTGGAGCAGCGAGCAGAAGTGCTCGAAGGCGCCGAGCTCCGGCAGCAGCTCGCGCTCAGCGACCGCCACGGCTCAGCTTCTTGCGGCGGGCGTCGGCGAGCTGGTCGATCTCGGCGAAGGGGTCGAAGACGGACGCCTTCTCCTCCAGCTCGGGCGTCGGGCCCTCGCGCTGCGAGGCGCGCGCCCAGCGCTCCGGGAACATCCGCTCGAGCAGCCAGGTCGCGGCCTGCCAGGTCCCGGCGCGGGCCTCGGTCACGACCTTGCCGACGAGCAGGGCCTCGCCCTCGGCCCGGGCGCGCTCGAGCTCGGCCCGGAAGACGCGGTGCGGTGCGTCGGCGCGCTCGCTGCCTGCCGGGTCGCCGCGGTTCCACCACTCGTAGAAGGTCGAGCGCGCGATCCCGACGGCGGCGCAGGCGACCGGCAGGTAGCTGCCGGCGCGCACGAGCTGGACGATCGACGCCTGCAGCTCCGGGGTCAGCTTCGTCTCGCGCCCGGCGAGCGAGAGGTGCGTCGCGCAACGGTCGGAGCCCGCCATCGCCCAGGAGCGACACGGCTTGCCCTTCGTCGTCGTCTGCGAGCAGCGTCTCCGCTGCGCGGCCGTGCTGGTCAAGCGAACCTCCCCAGCGCGTTCGCGCGCGCTTCGGCATCGGCGAGCGGGCGACAGTCGTCGCAGACCGGCTCGAGATCATGGACGTGCGGCATCGGCGGCCCGCCGAGCTCGACCGGGAAGCGATGGTTGACCGAGGTCGCCGGCGCCGGGCAGCGCGAGCAGCGTCCCTCCGTCAGCTCGAGCGCCTGGGCGGCGAGCTGCAGCCACGCCTTGCCGGTCACGCGCAGGTGCGCGCGGCAGGCGGCACGGCCGGGCAGCGCCGGCGTCGTGCAGCGCGGCGCGTGGCAGACCTGGCGAGCCGACCTAGCCCCAGCCGTTGAAGTACGCGAGCACGACGAAGACCGCGATCACGGTCAGCGCGACGTCGGCCAGCGACACCGTGACGGAGCCGATCTTGTGCGGTGTGGACATGCCCTCACCTTCCAGAGACGTAGTGCGCCCCACGACCGATCCGCAGTGGTTCAGGCGAGACGCCGGCGGCGGGGCTACCCGGGAGCGTACTACCGGCGGTCGCGAGCGTCGAGATACTCGCGCGCCGGATCGCCGTCGACGCGGCGGCGCATCGAGGGAACGTGCCGGTGCCAGCCCTGCGGCTCGCCCGTCCCGTCCCAGATCACGAACGCCGCGACCGCGGCGACGGGATCCTCGAATCAGTAGCCGTCGTCGACGCCGCCCAGGTCGCCGACGTTGATCCGGGCGCGCCCGAGGAGCAGCGGGCAGACGTAGGCGATCCGGCCGTCCGGGAGCGTGCGCGGCTCGGCGAAGATCGGCCCGAAGACGGGATGGTCGATCACGATTCCAGCTCGTGCAGGTGGAAGACGTTGTCCTGCGCCGCGACGTTGACGTACTCGTCGGGCGGCGGCAGCAGCATCGCCATCCGCAAGGCGGGCGGCGTCAGCTTGTAGCGGGCGGTCTTGATCTCGTCCCAGGTCGGGTAGCGCGACGGGTGCGAGATCGAGAGATGCCAGCGCAACTCGCCGGCGGGGCCGAGCGG